GAGAAATACGTGGCTTCAGAACACGCTCTGCGAAGTCATCCAACTGCATGGTGAGTTCGGCAGAGGTAAAGTTCACGCCGATGTGTTTCTGCGAAGCAACAGTCAGTGTGGTGAACTGCTCGTTGTCGTCCTGAACTTGCAGGGCGGCACCGTCGGTCACCAGAGCGCGGTCTGGTAAACGGATACGCAGTGTGGAGCCAATTTTAGCGCCTTCAACAGCGAAAGAATCGTCGTACTGACGGTTAACGTTACGGGTGAGCACAAGGTTGTTCTCCAGAATCTCCAAAGCCTTCCTTGTGATCATGTCGATGGTAAGAATCGAGTTTGCCATGATTTATATCCTAAAAAAAGTTAGCGGTTACGTTGAGCTTCCCACTTCTTCATCTGACGCTGGCGCTCTGCCTCAATCCACTCTGACGTACTCATGTTCTTTACAGAACGAGGGTCAGTCGTGTCGTAAGACGGTGAGCCAGAGCCACGGCCACTAATCGGCGCTATGGGTGGTGGGGCGCTGGTTGTCTTCTTTAAGACCGGCTCTGAAGCAATCTTAGCTTCCAGTTTACCGATCTCTTTAGCCTGCAAAATAGGCGACAGGCGTGAGATCCGAACGGCTTCGTTGGGGTGTGATCCCAAGTAATACGCCAGATCGGGGCCAATTTCGGACGATTGAATTGTCTCAGCCATCGCGGTCGTGATCGGCAGGTTGGGGTTGTATGCGACTTGCTCAAAGTCTTCATATTTAGCCCGCGCGTCCTCTTCACGATCTTGATACGCATCCAGCAAACTCAAACGTTCGCGATCAGCTTCACGTTTGGCCAACAGCTCTTCCGCTTTGCGTGCAGCCAATGCATCGGCGTACGCATCAACGGAGTCAAACTGTTCGACCGGCGGGATTTCGGCAGGTGCGGCAGGCGCTTCTTGCGCTCGACGCGACTGTTCTCTTTCCCACTTGCGCTGTTCTCTTGCAAGCCTTTTGCCAATGGCAGCGTCCAGTTCTTCTTGTGTGAAGACTTTGGCTGGCTTTGACTCATCATTCTCCGGCGCAGATGTTTCTTCAGCTACAGGCTCTGCCGTCGGTGCCTGTTCTGGCGCGGGTGCTTCCGCTAACTCGTTTTGTTGCTCTTCAGACATTTTCGATTCCTAAAGAATCCCTGACGTACCGCGTCAGTACGGTAATACAAAAATTATTCGTAAGCCACGGTGTATTCGATGGTGTTTGCAATGTCAATGTAAAGCCCTTTACTAAACCACAGACCAGCCGGGAAACTGACATGTTGCGTACCTGCCGTTGGCGTCACTGTAGCGACAATCTTGGCGTCGTTAGTATCGGCAGTTGCGCTGTCATAGATTGCAAAAGTGCCGCTAGAAGTGCTGGAAATATATACGCCATACAGTTTGCCGCCGCCAATTTTTATCTGCTTGTCGGCGCTGCCTTGAAAGTAAAGTGCCATGATGTGTCCTTACGCAAGAAACTTCAATTTGTAGATTGTCGACAGGTACAAGCCGACAATTTCGTCAATAATGTTCTGCAACGGGCTGTCATCCTTCTTGCACACCTTGTAGCGCGTCGCTTCAATTTCTTCTACTTGGTTTTGCAAAAACTCTAGGATATTGCCCGGCTTTTTAGTTGATTGCAGTGATATAGGGCCAATCAGACCGTAACGGCCTTGGTAGGCTTCCGCAAATTTGTCCGCCATATCAACAATGCCGTTATAAAACTTTTGCAATGCCTTATGCTTGGCGTAGCTGCGGGTGTTTAGATGCACTGAATGGGCCACATCACGGCCCAAAAACAGCGTACCTACGAAGTCTGCAGCGCTCATACCATTGGCTCCTGGGGCGGCATATCCATCATTTCTGGCGGCATTTCAGCCGATTCAGGTGGAATCATACCCATTTCAGGCGGCATTTGTTGCATTTCTTGCGGCATTCCGCCCATCTCACCCATCAATTCTTGGCCTTGCTGCTCCATTACTAGGTCGCCCGAAGTCATCACGTCACGCAGGGTCTGCATGACAACATCTTGCACCTGATCGGGCGTCATGCCTGCGGCAATAGCTGACAGGCGCTGTGTCTCGGCCTGATACGCCTTAATGTCGGCCTCAAAGTTCTTGCGCTCCAGATCCTGCACTTCAATTGACTTGCCGACGTTTTGCAGCATCTGGTGCAGCTGATCCAGCTCCTGCGCCATCGCTTCCATCTGCTGCTTGGCCATCTGCATCTCAGGCGACTCGTCTGACTCGGCCATAATTTTCGGGTCGATAATCTTCTCAAACCGTTTCGCCATCTCCTGCGCGCCTGGCCAGTCCATGTTCTTGATGAACAAGTCCCCTGCCACTTGCCAGAGCTGCGGGTTGGATTGCAGAATCATGCCCATTGCATCCAGCGCTTCCTGACGCTTGGTCATGTAGGACGGGCCGGTGGTCACCACCACGTCGTACCTACCCACGCCGGGGTTGTAAATCTTATCAATGATAATATTGTTTTCGTCTCTAATTTCTTTAACCGGCTCTTGCTGGGTCGGATCGAGCTTGACCATCTCGGTGTCGCCATCCAGACCGATGATGCGAGCTACACGCTGGGTGTCGTAAATCTTTGGAATCAAGCCAACGAGCTGACGAGTGACATGCCGGACAGCCCGCGCCAGATTATCGACGTAATGATAAGTGCCAGTGTCAGACTGACGCTCGCGCGCCATAATCGCCTTGCCCGAACGCTCATTAGAAGTGGCTCCAAGACTAGTGTCGTACTGCCCTGTGGTCGACTTGATGTCGTCTGAGGCACCCATTTTGGCCTGAATCAGGCCAGTTTGTGGCAGCGGGGGTGGCGCGCGCTGTGGTAGCGGAAGCACTGCACCATTTCCGTCCGTTACGTCCGGATTTACCTCCAAATACGGCCAATTTTGCGTGTTGGCCGTCTTCCACTGGGTCTCATACCCCTCAAACTGCCCGCCGTAGCCAATAAATGGTGCTTTTGGCGCCAAAGCGAGCATTTCTGCCTCTTGTGACGTCCAATAGTTGTACATCCGCTGCGCATCTTTGGCATTTCTGACCAATCCCGACACGTACAGCTTGCCATCGACCTCAAATTCGTTACCAACCACGCGCACAACCGGTATGTAGTCGCCTGCCCAATCGCTTTTTTCCAAAAACTCGTAGCCGTTGGTCTTACACCACTTGACTCGTTTGGCGTCCACTTGACGAGTACGCACGGGTTTGACGCCCATCATCTTTAACTGCTTGGCTTCGGGCGAACCCTCGAAAGCCGTGATGTTGCCAGGGTACAGATGCAGCGTCGCTTTTTCGTATTCGATGTAGTAATACTCGGCAATACGCACCGTGTCTTCATTGATCCAGATGCTGATCGACTGGTCGCCAATACCTAGCGTTTGCAGGCTGGAAATAGGCGACGCATCAGGGAACATGCGTTCGTATTCTTCGCGCTGCAAGTCTTCGGTAATGAAGCACCACTTGGCGTCCGCACCACACGGGTCTTGAATGGTTGGATCCATGTAAACCGAGAATGAGTTCCTGACCCGCATGATCTTGATGTCTTGATCGAAGGTGGTGTCGTCGCAATACTCGGTCAGAATGCGGATGTAGCCTTCACCGTAAGCTACTTGGTTCTCGCAGGCGGTGTCGTAGGCGACGTCGGCATCAGAGATGTACTCGATGTGCCTGACCATGCCGTTGTAGATTTCGGCGACTTCGGGGTCGGCGTTGTCGTCAGCGGGTATAACTTTGCCGCTCGGACGGTTTTGTCTTTGGTCGTTCGTGACTTGTCGGACATGCTGGGGCAGCTTGTTAATGGTCAAGCAAGGGCGGGCGTTGATCGTCTGCCCTTGCACCGCACCGCGTGTAGCCAGAACGTCGGCTGGCCACTGCCAGTGGTTGTCTGGCGAGCCTGCGTAGAAGCGCAGGTCATCTAGTTCATCTTCACGGGATTCAGACAGCGCGGAGAGCGTCATATTCAGGCGAGTGCGCATGGTGGCCAGCGTGTCGCTGTCGCTTTCGTCGCCCTTCTTGGTCGGCGGGTTGCCGCCGATTGCAGCAACTTTAGCCGCCGAATTTATGCCCGTGTAGTCCATTTATTTCATCTTTGGTTGTGGTCGCGCGTTATAGTCACGCAAATCCTGCTCCATAATGCCGTGCAGGCGCTGTTCAGCGGCCAATGCTTCTTTAACTGTTGGGTACTTAGGGAATTTTATGCCGGATTTTATGGCAAAACGCATAGCTTGGGGAATATCTCTGACCTGCCCGTGCCAATAGGTTGGCAAAATCATGTGGCCACCGTCGGCGCCTACAACCGACCCTCTGAACGTCGTGACTGACCCGTCAGGGTTTTTTAAGCCCTTACCTTGGTATAGGTTTGACCTATGGTAGTCAATCACCGCTTGTTCGTCGGGCGATAATTCCATTACTTCATCTTTTTCGCAGGTTTGGCGGCGGCACGTTTGGTCGCATACGCGATGGCCACGGCCTGTTTCACAGGCTTGCCAGATTGTACCTCGGCCTTGACGTTTTTACGAAAGGCTTCTTTGCTCGCGCTTTTCACTAACGGCATCTTACTTCCCCTTCTTAGCCGTCTTAGCAGACTGCTTAAAGTCTTTCGCGGTTGGCGCGCCGGGTGCGCCGGGCTTCCTCATCTTCTCGCCAGAGCCAGCTTTGATGCGTGCCTGTTTGGCGTGAATGTTTGCGTAGAGTCCTGGTTTAGTAGCCATTAGCATTTCCACCTTTTCAAAGCTGCTTTTGCTCGTTCGCCGTCTTTAGCCTTAGCGGCCACGGCACCCATGCGAGAGCAAAACGACTTCTTGCGCCCTTCGTCTGCTTTCGTTTTCGGACTCGGTGCCGGCGCCTTCAAGTTCGAGCCCGTCTCGCGGTTGTACTTCTCCCGCCCTTTGGCTGTCAGACCCGCGCCTTTACTGACCGGCAGCTTCTCGCCCCGGCCTACACTTAACGACACACTTTTCTTCGTTGCCATCTTAGTGCCCCATCCATCCAGTTGCTACTGTCGTCTGCTGGTACCCTCGCGGAGTTGACCGTGCCGCCCGTTCGTAGCTCGACTCACGGCTTGCCACCGGGAACGCGAACGTCACCGCTAGCGCGTCGGCTGCGTCAGGAGACGCCAGCCCTCTCGACTTCATCTCTTTCTTGCCTTCTAGATAGATCGTCCCCGACGAGTCGGGCTTTTTCATCGGGCCAGTCAGGTCGGCTTTGAGCTGCCGGTCGTTGGGGATGCTGGCTGTTTTTAACCAGTCCCGCATCGCGCCCCACATCTCAGCACGCTTGTTGCCCCACATGACGGGCTTGCTTGACTTCCATCCGAAGTTCACTCCCCGCACCTTGTAACGCTGTTCTTTTAGCCTGTCAAGTACCCCGTAGCCCAGACCGCCTTCGTCGATCACCGTTAGTGCTGGTCGGTACTCTTCGATGGCGTCAATCACCCGGCCAACGGTCGTCATGGTGTCCTCGCCGTGGTACCGCTTGATCGCTACCAGGTCGCGCCCTTGTCGGACGACGATGACGGTTGCGTCCGCGCCGCCGCGAGCTGGGTCAACGCCGATAACAATTGGCGCCGTCTCGTCCTTGTAGCGTGGCCGTTCGGCGGCGTCGCTGACAACACTCGCACCAATAAACTGATCTTCGCCAGCCGATGGAAATTCACCGTAGACCTCAACCCTAGCCTGTGGCGAATCCTCGCCATATTCCGCAATGATCTGCTCATAGATTTGCTTGTCCGTGTCCTCGACCGTTCGCGAGTCAATATTCTCCGTGTGCCAGAACGCCCGCTTGGCGTTAAAGCATTCATAGAAGTACCCCGAGTTGCGTCGGGGGTTAGAGAACGCAAACCAATACCTGTCCAGTATCGGTTCTGTGAAGAAGCCCGCACCGACCGACCAGATGGCGTCCGGAATACCTGACGCTTCATCAAAGATCAGCATCATGCCGTCGTGGTTGTGGACACCCGCGTAGCTGTCCGGATTCTCCTCCGACCAGAGCTTGCCTTCAGCCGCCCAGTAGCGCGTGCCTTTCTTCAAGTCGCGCTCGACCAGTTCAGTGATCCATTTGGCGGGCACCAGCTTGGTTGCGCTGATCTCCCACCAATGGCTGTTGATGACCATTGCTTGCCATTTAGTTAACTCACCCCATGTGACCGAGCGGAGCTGGGCTTCACTGTTGGCACTGACAATCACGCTGGATCCGATGCGGGTGGACAGCATCCACAGAATGAGCCACGCCACCAGCGCGGACTTACCGATACCCCGGCCAGACGCGACGGCTGTTCTCAGCGCGTCCATGTCGATCTGGCCTTTGTTGGTCTTGATGTGGTTGCCGATCCTGCGCAGGATCTTGCGCTGCCAGGTGCGCGGGCCTTTGAACTTGGCCAGCGGTGTGTTGGGCTGCCCCCACGGAAACGCGAACAGCACGAACGCCTCAGGGTCGTCAGCGATGGTCGGCGCCCAAAGGCGCGTCATTAGGAGCTGCTCGCCCTCGGCGTCATAGATCGGCTGTTGCGCCATTCGTCACTTTAGTAGGTAGTCGTTGGGGTTGCTGCTCGGTAATCAGACCGTCCAAGACGCGCTCTTGTGCTTGCTGCAACGCCTGCGTGATGCTGATTTTGTTGGTGATGTCGACACTAATCTCTTGGCGGGCCGTCCAGCCGTGGGCGTGCTGCAGGATCGCGAGCGCGGCTTTCGAGTCGCCAGCGCGCGCAGCTTCACGCAGGTGGGCGCTTGCCTCCATCTCGCTGTCGGCGCGGCCCTTCATCATGGCCATGTCCGCTGCTGGGTCAAGCTCGCACAGTTGCCTGAACTCGGTGGGCAGCATACCGGCAGCTAACGCCAGCAAGTCGCCCTTCAAGCCCAGAGCCGCAGCGTCATAGATCGCCTGAAGTCGTGCCTCCGTGGCTTCGACTTTGCGCGGTGTGAACGGGATGGATTTGAACATAAGGTGCATGGTAATAGATTTTTGAAAAAAATAAAAAATTTTGTGCAGCACCTCCGTAGCCGCGACCGGTCGGCCGCCGGCCCCCCACCCCCCAGGTTAGTGAGCACTCACTTTTCTGCCACAAGTTAGTGAGCACTTACTTACATCCAGGTTAGTGAGTGCTTACTAACTAAAGCGGCCATGCGTCCAGGCAAGCTAGTTGTCATTCTGCTATGCAGGCAATGCACGTCATGTTTTGGGCGTTTTGCATGTGCAAAATACTTGTGGCGTTATTTATTCTAACGTTATAAAATCTAACGGCCACTTAACTTAACGGAGGAAATTATGGCAATGAAGAAAACGATACTGGCGGGGCGTTACTTGGAGCGCGCGGATATTGCAGAAGACCTGCAAGATTTAGACACGTTGACCGGTTCGCAAAAGTATTCGGTGGAACTTTGCATGGCCGGTTTGTTGCCGGCGCGCGTCGAACTGAAACAGCGTAGCGCGTTCGGCCCGGTTGACGTGATTGTGGATAACTTTTGTTTTAAAGTGAACCAAAGAGCAAAAATAACGCAACGATATGAAAATCTTGCCAAAAAAGCATGAAGGCAATGCACGTCATCTTTTTGACGTGCACGGGTCGCGCTACTGCTAGAAACGTTACTATTTCTAACAGTAGCGTTATAATATATAACGGTAAATCTAATTTTTAAGGTTTAATAAATAACTGCCATAACTGCTACAAAATGCTAAAAGCCGCTCGCAGTCTAGGTTATCGCGCACGTCATTTGCCGCAAATTGATGACGTGCACAATGACGTGAATGACGTGCAAAATGTATCAATCTAGCATCGAAAATAAATGCAAAAGAATCCTTTACATTTTTTGTGGGTTGACTATAATTTGTGTGTAGCAAACGAATCTTTTGCAGTCAAACTGCCTAATTTTTAAGCAACTGGAGAACTGACCATGCAAACTATTACTTTTCGCAATGAATCCGGTGACGTGATTTTCACGCACACCAACGCAGCCCCAACAACTGACGGCGTTGTTGATACCGGCGTGATTGCTATGCAAAACGCCGGTATCGACGTTAATTTAATGTGGTCTTACGATATCGCGCCGGCCACTATCGGAGAAAAGAAAATGATGACATTCGGCGGATACATGGCATTTTTTGACAAGTGGCTCAATAACCAATTTCCACACGCTGACCATGCGGTGCAAAACCGCGAAATTCTGCAGGTAGTGGGCGAACTAGTAACAGATGCCGACGATCTGCAATATTGGGCAAATCGGGATTGCTGGTCTATGTATAACTACGCGAAGGAATTAGCATGAAACCCACACTCGCAGAAATAATCGGCGCGCTATTCGGATTCGCGGCTTTGGCTGTCTTTGTCTTTATGTGTCTTGCTTATTAATTAACCGGGAGAAAACATGTACTCAATTATCGTATGGCATAAGAGCGCAACCGAAGGCGTACACAACCGGGTTTTGTTGTCCGCAAAGACGCAAGCAAAGGCCTTGCGTGACTTCGCGTTATACCTGCAGCGTCCGGCGGCATGCCGCTCGTTCAATGCGCACAACCTGATACAGCTGCACCACGCCGAAAAGGGCGTGATCTGCGATATACCTGCACTTTAATTAACAGGAGAACCGACCATGAAATTCGCATTTATCCCCAAAGCAAACTATTCAATCGGCCAGATCATTCAAGTGCATGGCAAGCCTATGCGTGTCACAAGCTATACGCATACCGGCAAAAACGTGACTGTATGCTCACTTGAAAACGCGCCACGTTTTGAACGTGTTACATGCATTTGCACCGATTCACCCACCATTGAAGCCGTTTAATTAACTTGGAGAAATAATCATGAGCAATCTTTTCTACACTTTTACTGACGGCCAAATCGTTGAACTATTCCACGGCGTACCGCATGACGCATGGGCTATTTATTCCGCGCCGGATGACGTCATCATCCGCGCGCTGGAATGGAATGACCGTAACGGCAATTTTGAGGGTTTAGACCGCGCTACGCTGCTGGAAATATTTCTTGCTGATTTTATTGTCTCAAAGGGGAACTGACCATGACTGACACCACATATAACGGATGGACAAATTATGCGACTTGGCGCGTCAATCTGGAAATATTTGACGGTATGGAACCGGACGACTTCGGGTTTTCGCGTACCGACGAATTCACGCTGACTGAAGTCTATGAGTTGGCAGACGCAATGCAAAATTATGCTGATGAACTAATTGATCAGTCGCCGGACGGGCTAACAAAAGGGTTCGCGCGCGCGTTTCTGGCTGATGTTAGCTGGCGCGAGATAGCCCAGCATATGGCAGACGCATTTGCCCGGGCATGATTCAGTACGGCTGGCTAGATGACTTCGGGGCGGTCTGCTGTTGGCGCGACTACCCGCCAACAGCTGGCCGGCCCTACATCACGCGCAAAGTACCGCGCAAACGGGCGCAAGCGCCCACAATCGAAACCCACGGCACGGCGCTGTGGTAACTACGGAGAACTGACCATGAATTTATATCGTTTTGAATGCACCGTTTGGGTGCGCGGCGAAAGTGAACAAGCGGCGCGTGATTCTTTACATGCGGAAGTCCAATATCACTTTGGCCAAGATAATGATCTTGTCGCTTTAGAAAGTGGCACATGTGAACTAGTTGAGGAGAACTGATTATGCAAACATTAAACATTGACGGCACCACGTACACACTGAAATTCGATAAATGCCCGATTGAATGGGCAAAACTTGCCCGTAAACCGTATAAACAGAAAAAGCCAAAGGATATACGCAAATTCCCCAAAGATTACGCCGGCACGATGTCAACCGGCGATTACGTCCGCCAATTTGAAGGGCTGAACATGCTCACCAAAACGGAATACAACAATTTGAACTATTCCGGAACCGCACTATACGACCCGTCAATCCCTTTGCTGGAGGACTTGTCCAATGAAAACGCAAATTGATACCAGCGCGCCTTGGTATCCCGCGCACCTGTGGCCGTACACGTACACCCACGGCGATACGGAACTGCTCTGTTTTGTCGACTGGGAACCGGCGGATCGTTCTGTCGGCATGGCCGCGAACGCATGGTTGATTCACGCGTACGCGGGCGGGGTTGACGTGATCGAGCTGCTGAAGGACGCTATTATCCGCGACATTGAAGCGGAGGCCGCATGTTCGCTCTCATCGGATTGATTCTTGCGGCCATGCTGGCGGTCGTGCTAGGCTTGTAGCGCGTCTACTCTCTCCAGACGCTTGAGTCACCGGCCCCCGCCGGTTTTGCCCGGCCTGAGTGCCGGGCTTTTTTACGCCAGCGCGCCCCACTGAGCGGCCATTGCGGCCGCGATGCCGGGAAAGGTAGCAGAACGGATTTTCCAGCGGTCAGGTGACGGTGGCAGGTTATACCACTCAGGCAGGCTTTTGCCGCTCTTGGTGACGTGCCGCGCGCCCTTGCCCACGATCTCAGTCGGCACAAGCGGCGGCACGTTCTGAAGCCAGAGACAGGTCGTTTTTGTGGCTTCGTGGCCGTACTGGTACGGCTGGATAATCTGGTCGGGCTTCCTGATGCGGCTAGATATGATGCTAACCGGGTTTTCCAGCGCGATGCGCGGTATTGGCGCGGCCAGTAGCAGACGCACAAAATCGAGTGCTTCGGCCTGTTCGGTCTGCTTATCTTTGAACCAGCGCGCGCCACTAACGGCCAGATGCGTACACGGCGGATGCGCAATCATCAAATCCCACCCATCGGCCAGCACGTTCCGCACGTCACCCTGATAATGCGGTCCAGGCGATTCAGTCGGTAGCAGGTCGCACGATAGCGCGTCATGCCCGGCCCGCAGAAACGCATCGCGGACGGTCCCGGAGTACTCACAAGCGATCAGGACGCGCATTATTTCACCAACCTGACAGCCGCCGGGGCCGGCACTTGTTCGACCATGCGCCGGAGTTCTGACTTGGGCGTGTCGACCATATCAGGGGCGCAGAATAGGTGCTTTTTGGTTGAATACTCGCGGGTGTTGATGCGCCCCATGTCGATCCAACCGGCCTCTTTCAACGCGTGTAAGAGCGCGGCTTGTGGCACACGCACACCAGCTGGCGCACCGCCCGACAGGCGGTCACAGAGTGCATAGAACGGACTCGCGACCACACCGGCGGAGAACTCACCCAGCCGGGCCTGCATCATCTCGACCAAGTACGACTCAGCGGTCGACCGGCCCTGCTCGACCATAATCATCTTGGCCTCGGTCAACGGTGGAGACGCGCCAGGGTTGAACCGGCTCACGTCACGCTGATAAAGCCAGCCAGCCGCCACGGCCAGCCCGCCGGCCTTGTACCAATCCCAGATCGCTAGCCCCTCGGCCTCGGTCATTCTCGGCGCGTCTGAGAAGGTGACGAACCATCGCCGGTCATCACTGGGCAGCGACAACGGCACCCGCTCATTTGAGAACGCCAGAACAAAAATGCGGTTTAAGGCATGGTACGGGTGCAGCCCCTTGCGGTTGACCTGCAGGAACTCAGGCGGCGCGGCGATAATGGGTTTCAGGTGGTTCTCCATCGCCCGGCGGTCGCGCGCCTCAGTCTCGCGCAGCTCTTCAAACACCATCACCTCAGACTCAAGCGCATAACCCCATTGAGACGTTATTTCCTCGTTCCTGACAATCGACACGTTGGCGAGCGACTCGCCACCGATGCCCCACAAGAACGGTTGCCAGAGCGTATCCTTGCCGCTGCCAGGGTGGCCGATATGCAGCACCGCGTGATTGATTTTCTTGTCCGGGTTTTGCAGCTTGTAAGCCATGATGTTCAGCACATGCTCACGCTCGAACGGCTCGGGGATCATCCGCTCGACATGGCGCAACCAGATGCCCGCATCACCCGCTACCGGTGTCGGACGCTGATTAATCCACCGGTTGCCCAGCACCTGGCCCTCACGCGACACCAGCACGGACTCGCCAGCAGCGTACGTGATACCGGCTAGAGCGAGCGCACCTTTCGCCTGTCGGTTTTCGTCAAAGCATGTAGACGCCTCAATTCGGCGCGCGTTTTTACCGGACTTATGGATCGAGTAACAGGTGACATGTCGAAAGAGTGCATTAAAAGTATTGCGAGCAATTTCTCTTCGATCCTGGAGATCAAAAAATGCGTCATCGGTTTGAATGTAGGCAAAACGCTCATACCAGCTCTCTTTCTCAACTCGGTCTAGTTGTTTTTTCTCAACTTC